AATCACTTGTTTGATTGTATTCCAAAATAGCAGCAATTTCCTTAGCAATAAACCAAGGTTCCCCGTCTTTTTCAATCACTGTCAAGCTGCCGAATTCCGAATTTTCAAATACTTGTAAATCTTTCATTAATTTTTTATCCTTTTTATGTTTAAGCCTAAATTACTTTTACCATAATACAAATTATTTGTCAATGACTTTCTTGGTATTTCTGCTTGCACAAATCCTTCATGTAGCATTCTTTGGCTCTGCCCGCTTTAAACTCATTTCTAATACATTGTTCAAAAGGTTCCGGCAACGGCCCCCCTTCTGCCGCAACAGTAAACGAACGAACCCTTTCTTTCATAACTTCAATAAGTTTTTCAGATGGCTGCACTTTATAGGTTAGAATTGATTCTGAATAGCTGAATTTTTTTGAAATGTAATGTAAATAGGAAGTTGAAGTATCAATTGGTACTGGGAACTTTTCTTCCTCTGGTATGTAATTATAAAAAAAAGAATAAGCCGAAAGTTGCGCCACATCTTTAGCATTAGGGAACCCAGCTTTTGGCTTTTCAAAGTAACTCTTGAAATCCAATAGTCTATAGATGCCATCCTTTTTAATAACACCGTCTATCTTCCCTACTACCCTATAAGGGCTTTCTAAACGAAAATATAATTCATCATATTCAGTAGCACCAGGAAGAGCCCCGCAATTCAAACAATTTGTAGTAGGTTTTTGACCGAAGTATCTTGTTCCATATTTTGTCATTCTTGGTTTATTACACGATTTACATTTGAAAAACCCATAAATATTAAATACTTTTGATTTATTCTGATAATACCAATGAAGGGCAGTTCCTATGTCAAATTGGGTTTGAAGGCCAAAATCTACAAATGATTTCTGTTGGGCTTGTGTCAAATAGCCCAGCGCATACTCGCGGGGACAGAATGTGCCAATTTCAGATATTCGGACTTGATTATATTTTTTAAATCTGGGAGATTTTTTTGTATTTAATAGTTGATGTGATAATATTTTTGGGTCATGTACCCCGTCACATGTTGTTTCTGTTCTTGTACTTGTTCCTATAAATTTCATTCAGAAACCCCATAATGTTTTTTATTCAAATTATGACAAGCCAAAGAAGCATTTTCAAAATTAGAAATGTAAACAGTTTCTCCAGATTCAATATCCCCCACATACCATTTATCAGTCAATCTATCACACTTTTTTTGGAATTTCATTTCAGATAGTTTTGGCATTTCTATTTGTTCTTTTATAATTTCAATCATTTAATTCTATCATCCTGTCGTCTGAACTTTTGCAAACATTTCTGAAAATAGGAAGGCAAAAGAATTACATTGGCCTTCTCTGACAATTTCTGCACTTTCGTTTTGCTGCCACTGTACCATAATCCTTTACATTCTATGTAAATTTCTTTATCTGGTATATAAAAATCTGGCGTATAATATTTGCCATTAATAAAAAAAGAATGTGGTTCGTACTTGAAGTTCACATCATGCTTTTTTAAACATCTTGCCAGCCAAACTTCGTATAGGGATCTGTAAAAAGCTTTTGTAACTACATCGTATTGTTCAAAATCAAGGCCAACTTTTGGAGAATTCTTCTGTATTGTAGGTGGAATTTTTTCGCATTGGTCTATATATTCTAAAAGACATTCATACGAACAAAATAATTCAAAATCATCTAATACATTCAAAAAATCTTTTTTTGTTACTGAAAATTTTTTACCACACCAACAAATAAGCTCTTTTTTAATCTGTTTCGGCTTCCTGCCCGGTTTCAACTTCGCCATTTATTAGTCCCCTCTTTTTTTCTGCTGCATATTCAATTATTCTGCGTTTTAATGTTAAATAATGTTGTGAATCTCCTTTCCACATTGCCAGCATATCTTCTTTCTTACCATATTCATAATCAAATATTTTCCAGCCTTTTTTATCTAAAAGATCCAACCTTACAGCATGTTCAATTACTGTTTTATGATCACAAGAATCTCCTATTTTATAGTCCTTTGTATCTTCCAAAGCTAACAAAAATTCGCCTTTACCTGCCAAAGTAAAAATTTTACGTTTAATGCCTGGAGAAACAAGGCTCAAGGAATGTCTGCTATAAATAGGTAATTCTGTAACCGGATCAATCATATCACCTTTTACAGATAAACCTCCAAGCCTACATGACAAATGCCAATCATGTTTAGACGCATAACATCCCTGCATTTCTTCGGTGGGGCCGTAACCCCCTTTCAAACTTGCTCTGGCTTGATTAATTGCGACAAAACATGTATTAACCTTTTTCTTTTTGTTGATAAGTAGAGTGGACTTTACCTTATTCATAAGTCTAGTGTGAAGCTGCGCTCTTTTGCCCATATGATTTGTCAAGGCAGGATCGTAAATTTCTGCTTCTGGTATTACCCTGGAAAAACTATCAAGAAGAACGATGCCACAATCATCCGCGTTAAGACATTCATATATAATATCAACACACTCTTCCCCTGTGGATGGTTCTGCCACAATTAGTTCGTCTATATTACACCCAAGTTGATGCGCCCTTTCGAGATCAAATCCCTCATTTGTAACCATTACAGATTTTTTCTTAATCTGATTATTGCATTTACAATCCCAAAGAAATTCAAAACAATTCCAACAAGTATTCTGCGCTAATCCAAGTAACTTTGTCGCCGAACTCGTTTTAGAACTCCCTGGAGGCCCCCAAAAAGCAGTAGTAACTCCTACTGGAATACCCCCTGTACAATAGTCTAAAGCAAAAATTCCTGTGTAAAGTCTCGGGAAATCTTTGCCGTAATCAGATTTCTTATAAAAAGCATAATCTTTTTTAGATTTCATTATTTCTTCTATTGTTGCCATACCTATCCTTCCAATTCCGCAATTTCGGCAATAAGGCGTTTGTCAATCCAATTTTTTAATTTTTCGTAGGATTCATTGATTTCTTCTGGAATACAAGGGTAGGTGATTGATATAGAAATTTTGGCCGAGGAATAATTGGGGAGCCCTTTTGTCATTCCGGCTGTGATGTTTAGATAGGCAGGGTTTCCTTCGTTCATTGCGGTTGGCAAATATTCATCTTTATCTTTCACTGTTGTTTCCTCTTTTGTCATATTATCTTTAAGTATTACTGATGTGTGTGCCTTGCATTCAAAGACCCAGGCCCCCTTCCTGCCAGTTATTCCATAAATATTCACTTCTCTCCTTCAATGGCTTTCTTTTTCTTTTTTTTCCACTATGCCACAAATTATTTATCATTTTAATCTGTCTGTGAGATAAATAATATCTGTTCCTGCCTGTTTTTGTCTTTCGTATTAAAATTGGTTTAGGTATAATTCCTCTATCCATATATTGACAGATAGTTGTGTATTTTAAGTTACTAATTAAATTCTGCAACGCCCATTTTGCCTTATATAACCTCTGGCCCTCAACAATTATCATTCTCGTGCCATCTATGAGTGGCTTCTTTATTCTTGCTTCTCGATCCATTCTATGTTTCTTTGTTCGTCCTGCTTCTTGCGCCATTATCATTCTTCGGCGCATATCTTTTTTTTGTTTTTCGTACCTTTCTCCACTATAATATTGTCGAAAATATTCTTTTCGTTCCTTATTTATTTCCCTGTATTTTGCTCTTTGTCTTCGTTTTTCTTTTTTCCCTACCATTCCTACCTCGCAATATAGGCAGTGTTAAACCCTTCTTTTTGATACCATTTGCTTCTTGATGCTTTCCATCTCCGGGCTTCTGCATAATGGGTGTCAATGATGTCAATTACAACTGGATCTGGCATAATTGGGTTTATCCTTCTTGCCCGGCCTACCATTTGTGTCACATTAGAACTTGGGGTGGCGAAAATTACACCCCTTAATGTATCTATGTCTATGCCGATTTCAAGCATTTTCTTTGTTGCCAAAATGCAGCTTGCCTCTTTCTCAATCCGTTTCTTTTCCTTGTCTGGTGTTTTACCTATGTATAGGCCGGTATCATCATGGCCTTTTTCTATGAGCATTTGTTGAATTTCTTCTAACTGGGAAATTCTGTCACCAATTACAAGAGTTTGGATACCCTTATTGATTAAAATATCTGCAAAATAAGTTATGATATTATTCCTGTCTGAATTATTTGCTAACATAGACAACAGAAAAGCGCGTCTTTTAATTACGTCGTACTGGTCAATCCAAATAGGAAATTTACCAGAAGTTTCTTTATATTCGAAATAAAATACATCTGGTTTTGGTTGGGTTTTCTTTTCTGATGATATTATATGTTTGCCAAGATGATGAAAATAAACATCTTGCATACCATCTTGCCGTTCCAATGTTGCCGATGCCCCGCATCTATGCTTTGCTTTGAACAATGAAAGAACTTTTGAAAACTCTTTTGCTCCCGTGGAGTGACAATTTCCAGTAATAAATATTTTATTATTGCGCCTTACCACGATATTACCATCTGGTACAGTAACACAATAAACTTTACCCTCGTAGGGCACATACTTCTTTTCAAGTCCTCTATTATCTGCACATTTAGTTACAGAATCAGCCCATTTAATTCTATGGGGGGCGGAGTTTTCCGGTTTTATTTTAGGTATTTTGGAATAATTACTATTTTTACCTGCTAAAAAAGCTATAGTTTGAACAATTGTTACATTGGGATAATTACAATTTTCATAAAATCTTGCCTTTGTTGTTTTCATTTGCTTTTTAGCTTGCCAACCATCCCACCTATACAATTCATCTAAAAATTCTTCATAATAATTAGCCCCTTTTGTAAAAGAAACCCATTCAAAACTCTTAGATAAGTTAAAATTTTTACCTACCTTAACGCATATATTACAATCTCCTCTCTGATTATAAGTTTTTGTATATTCCTTCCCCCATTCAGATAAAATATATTCACACCTATCTATCTTTCTTTGTTTTCTAAAAGAAAATCTAACTGTCTTTTTTCCATTCTTGGCTTTATATAAAAAATGACCATCTGCTTGAAACATTATTTTAAATCTATCGGAAAATGACAATTTGCCTTTACTACCATTATCACAAGATATAGGAAATAACCTTCGAGTATTAAGATTTAATTCCCTTAAAGTTATTTTGCGTGGTTTATTCCCATATTCATAAACAAGTTGTTCATGATTAGGAGTTCCCAAAAGATCATAATACTTCCCTGTTATATTTACTAAATCTCCTTCATAATCATTACAAATAACTCGTTCTGGATTTACAAAAGTAACTTTCTTAGTTTCAGCGTTAAACTGAGCTACCTTATGATCAACCGTAACATCCTTGATAGAAATCCACCCCTTGTCAGTCAATATGTCATGGGATGGGTGTAAACATTCATCTATAATGACGAGGCCGAAATGATCTTTAAATTCTTCGGGATATTTGTCCTTGCATAAAGAATGAACAAGGCCAATACAGCCTGTCTTGTCTTCGTATTCGCATTTATCCTGCCTAACTATACCAATATCATCTTCAGTTAAAGTGGTAAATTTTTTAATTTGGTCAATCCAATATGTCATCAATCTTTCGAGGGGTACGATCACAAGGAAAGGAACTTTAAGTTCACATGCAATCTTAATCATAATGATTGTTTTTCCAACACCAGTATCTGCTTTTATAATCCAATCATCTATACCAGCAGTTCTACGAATATCCCAATCATCTATCATGTTTTTTTGAATCTGTCTTAGTTCGCCTGTAAATTCAAAATTTTTCTGTTTTGGTAAAATTCTTTCATCTTTTGTGCCTTCCGGGATTTCCTGAATATTTCTTGGAAGACCTATCCAATCATCAGTTTCAATGCAAGTGATAATTGGATCTTTATCATATTTAGAAGTAACCCTACATTTCGCCTTTACCCCGGACATATTCGAAATGTCCTTTTTTGGCACCCATAAAAAATTTGAAAATATCATTTTTAACCTTTTTAATAAAAAGCCGATTCCACAAACGTCTTTGTGGCGATATCTGTTAATTCAGATCAATGATGCGCTATAAAGAAGCGTTCCGGCGTAAGTTATATCAAGTATTAGAGCATGTCTGCCAAGGATTCTTTTTTGGGTTCGTCGGAATAAGATTCGGAAGAACCTATAGGATCAGAAATGCCGATAAGCTTCCTAATTTCCGAGGCTGATTTGGGTTTAAACAATTCTGCATAATCAAAAGGCTTAATCCATTCGTTAGCGTCTTGTCCCTCTGGGCAGAATTTTTTAAGAACTTCTACATCAACATCTTTTTCAAATTCTACATCCGTCCCTGTGGCCTCCCCTTTTTGGTCACTGGATCTAAAAATTTCAAATTTCTTATATTTAAGTCCACCAAGTTTTTCCTGCTTCCTAAGAAATCTTTCCGTACCGCCTTTCTTTAAAACAATAATCTTCTTCCTTGGCCCTGTTTTTGTGCCATCTTTCTTTGTATACTCAGTAAAATCAATGATACTGGCAACAGATACTAAGGAAGCATTATTGCCGTTTTCACAAAGAGGGCATTCACCTTCAATATCTCTAATACATGTTTCGTAATTATAATAATTTGTTTTGCCGTTTACATTTCTCGAATATTGATGTTCCAGCAGAAATGCATCAATATCGTCAAGAAAAACTACATAACCGGTAGAACTGGGAGATAATTTAAATCTCCATTCTCTTACATTACCTTGTTCTGCCTGTTCTTTCTGGCGTTGTTTCTCTTCTTCGAAAAATTTTCTACCTTCGTCACCTGATTTCAAAAAATTCATATCTTATTTCTCCATTTGTCTTGGAACTTAAAGTTCCGTTTGTTGATTTGTAAGACTTTTTTTAAGTCTTCTTTTGATTTAATTTCCCCAGGATCTTTACATCCTATAATTGACCAATCTAACGATTGAATGGGCTTATTAAAAACCCGTTCAACTGCTCTGTGAAATTTAAGTCCTGCTGAATCAGAATCAAACCCAGTAATTACTACTAAATTTTTTAATCTTTGTAACTTTTTAGATTTGTAGCTTACCCCTCCATGAGTTGCTATTACATTTGTCAATCCCAATGTTTTTAACCTAAGTACATCAAATGCCCCTTCAACTAAAATAACTGGTTTTGTTATATCCAGGTATTCTATTCCAAAAAAAGAATCTTCGCGCCCCCATTCTAAATCAACCCCAAAATGCTTTGACTTTCCATGCCAAAATTTCTTACCGTCTACCGACCTATAATGAATCCAGTAAGTTTTAAAATCCTTATCTCTTATAGGAACAAGAACTGCGTTTTCCCAAATAGAATTTGTATGGGTTAGAAACTTTCTACAATAAAGTAACCCATGTTCTTTGGCAATATTTAAGTCAATCCTTCTACTTTCAATATAATTTTTGGCATTTTCTATTGGTTCAAATAATTGTAATACTTCGTCTGGGACCGGAAGTGGCTCTTGTTTTCCAAAAACTTTTTCTTTGTATGTGATGACTTCCTTCTGGTCTGATACTTCATGTGTAATATACTGTTTAAATAAATCTACACCTTTCTTCCATTTAAACGTACTAAGGATTGATTCTATACTTCTTGTCCCACATACAAAACAATGAAATACAGACTGTCCGGTATCATTTACTTTGAACCCTGCGGAAGGGTTACTGTCTTTCTTCGACATATGGTTGGTATCAGCCAATGGACAACTTACTTTTATCCAATCATCAATAACGTCTATTGGCTGAATTCCCAACCCATACAACAAATTTAATAAATCCTTTTTAATCATAGTATAAATATGAGACTTTATAGTTATATGTCAAGTAAAATACCCATTTTATTCTGCTTTTCCAAAAGCCACTATTCTGCCATCTACCATCAATAAATATAATTCACCAGATTTATTATCCATAAAACCAATATATTCCTTGCCATCGGTTTTATCCCAGGATTTTACTACGACGTAAGTATCACCAGATTCTATAAATTCGTCGAACAATGTTTTTAACCTGGAAACGTCTACCGTAGAAATCCCAAAACTTGTTTCAGAAGAATTACCACCAATATTTGAAATGTCTATGATATCAATATATTCAAATATAGCTTCCTTCGGCCCTGCAAAACATGCTGTCGTCATCAGAATTATTATTACTACGATTAATTTTTTCATATTTCATTTTCCTTTCGGCTTGAGTTGAATTGTATCTACATAAAACCCAGTGTGATAATCAGATATTCTATCTTTTGCTATTTGTTCTGTAGGATATGGTATGCCTATGTCTGCCCCCTTCTTTTCGTTAAAATAAATATTCACCCAAGGGTATCTTTTAGGTTCTGCCGGGGTGATATTAATTTCTGTACCTTTGTGGTACAGGGATGGAATTATATCAGATTCCATCCAATATCCCTTTTCTGTGTAGGTTTCATAAACATGAGTATCCAAATAAACTTCTACCGAAAACTCTCCTTCCTTAGCAGTTTCGATAACCGTACCTGCCCCCCTTGTCACATCAAAGACTTTATCCCCTACTTTAAAATCCATGTTATGCTCCTTTTTGTTTAATGTTTTTGCATATTTCAAAACAGCTTTTTTAGCTTCCAATTTACTATAAAATCTACCAATTTCATTGGCCTGTGTTTCATCCCAGGCAATATATTTCTCATCCTTTCCATCAAACGTAATAAATTTTATTACCCAATCATCATTTTCGTAATTCGTGCTCATTTAGAATATTCCTTTTGTTGTTCTTTAAGTGCAGATTAGATATATAGATTAAAGTTATTCCCTAATCTGCACATACGGTTAGTTTTAAGCTACCAAATCTGGATATTCGTAAGATTCTGATACTAACGTACTAATATATTCTTTCGTGTCTGTAATGGCCCGTAAAAGAGCTGGAAAGCTATTTGCCTCTGAATCAATAATTTCCAAATGAACAATCTTATTTAAAACATTTTCTAATTTGGAATAATATCCTAATGGGCTAAACACTTCTTCCCCTTTTCGTTTCCCCGTTTTGGGAATTGTAATTTCATTTAAAATAAATTGTTTATCATCTCCAACCAATTCATAATTACGCCTTTTTCCATTAAATCTGATTTTCATTTAAAATCTCCTTTTATTATTTGGTTCTTTATTCATGTTCTGCGAGATTCTGGTGCTGTTTTAGCGATGTTTGTTACTTTTCAATGTAATGGTATCAACTATACTGCGTAATCCCCCAAATCGTGCTGTTTTAACCATTTTCGCTTCAAAGTATTCCAAAAATCATATCCTTCCTTCGTTTTATGGAAATCAAAAGTGTCAAAATAATATTTTGGATTTACATCGTATAAGCTTGCTTCCATATTTTCTTTGTATCTTGATAGACAATCGTGGTTTTTTAAAAATACGGTAAATTCTTTAATCATTTAAAATCCCATTTCTTATTGTTTAACTGATACTACCATAATCATTTGATATTGTCAATGATTATTTTTTAATTTTCCATTCGTATCCACAATTAGGGCATTTTGCATTATAATAAGATTTACCATTAAATTCATGTACAATACGAATTCCATGTATTTGTTCCCACAATACTACAATTTTATGCTTGCACTCTGGGCAAATTTTACTAATAGTTGTTTCCATATCTATCCTCTTGTTCATTGTACTTGAAGTACGTTAGGTTAGCATTTGTTTAAATTCTTCTTCGAGTTCCGGGTCAAAATAAGAGTCATGTGATTCCTGTTTTTTCGGCTTTTGATTCCTTTTTGAATAATTTGCAATATCCTGGGCCAGCAAGCCCTGCTGTTTAACAGATTTAAAATGGGCATAGACAGGATGCCACAAAATATATTCCAGGATAAATTGGCCCTTTACAGTATTTTCATTTTTGGTATTAGAGAAATCCCATTTCTGCCATTCATGATTAATGTAATCTGTCATATTCTGGCGATGATAACTATTGATAGGCAAAGCTTGATATAATTCCAGGGCACCGGATATTTCCCCTTTTTCATATTTCCTACGAAACCGAAATAATTTATCTTTGAAATTATCAACATTACCTATATTATCCGGGGCAGGAAATTCCATAGATTCGGCCCTGTTTAATAATGTTTCACACAACGAAACGGAACGAAAATCTTTTTCTTTATTTTTCTCTACATATTCTCTTAGAAAAGAATCATCTACGGATACGGTATACGAATTAGGGGTATCCTCTATACCCTTACCTAAATTATCTGATACTGAATCTTTCTTACCTGTTTTATCTGGTACAGAATCTTTATCTTTACCTAAATTTTCTGTATTATCGGATTTGGCCCCTACGGTAGTAGTCTCTGTTGTAGTCTCTGTTGTAGTCTCTGGTATAGTTGTGTCATATTGCGTTGACCCTGTGTCATATTGCGTTGACCCTGTGTCATTTTGATTTGAGCGTGTTTCATGGGTATCAATTTTTATGTTAATATTTTTTAATTTTGATAGCCCTTCTTCATTTAAAGCGAACCACCTTGTTTTGTCGTATTTCTTTTTATTAAACTCCGCTATGTGTATTAGTTTCTGTTTGTCTAAAGATTTTATTGTTCTGTTTATGGTAGATGTTGACCAAAAATTAAAATACTTTTTTTTCAAATCATGTATACTTTGAAATGTCCAATATTTCTCATCTCTGTAATTATAGGATGTTTTGAGCATAAAGTCTATTTGTAATAATAATATACTTTCGTTTAGACCAATTTCTGCCGCAAGTTCTGGAAATATTCGAAGAGTAGTTGGATCATTTTTTATAAACAGTGTTAATTCTTTTCCCATTTTTAATCATCCTTCAAATCTAAATGAGTTTTATATTGAATTTCCAGGCCTAATTCGTTCATTAATTTTAGTTTAAATTCATCCTTAACTTTTTGTTCTGTGTTTTCGTGATACCCTCCTTGATATTCTACACCAAATCGGGGCATTCCATACTGATCTGTAACGAGAAAATCCAGTCTACACATTAAAAAATAATCATAATGCCAAGATTCTGTAAAAAGATGTTCCACATCTTGTTTTTGTATAAACGCAGCTAAGGATACTTCCGGGTAAACATATAGATACGTTCTACGTAATTTTTTATATAAATCATGTGCTGCTTTAGAACCAAATACTGGTTTTAATTTATCATTTGTATTTAATTTACATAAAGCTTTTTCGAAATCAGGGTTCATATGGTAACCTCCAGAAGGGGGAAAGGTAATTAAGTATAATTTTCCCATTTTTTTATGTAAGGATTCTCTCTTTTTTTCAGAAATTCCCATTATTTTTGCAACTTTATTACTATCTTTTGTTTTAGCCAAATGTATTAAATAATTAAGTTCTATCGGAGTCAAAGATTCGTATACCCCATTATCTATTGCTTCAATATGTTTTAAAACCTCTTTTTCATATAATTGATTTTGTTCTTCTTCTTGTTTTTTATTATATTCTTCTAATTCTTTTTGTTTTTTTTCTTGTTCCTTTTTGAAGCAGTCTTGGCATTTTCCGTATCCTGTAGATAATACTCTGTGAGTTTGTAACATACTTCTATTTCTTTTAATTCCGTCAATTAGATAGTTCCCACATTCGTCACATTTTTCATTTGTATCAAAAACAAAAGAATTTTCTTGCACCTTTTCTCTTAATGTTTCTTGTTTTGTATTATATTTACGAGATAGTTCCGCCACTGTAATAGAATATATAACTTTATTTTTGGAATTTACTCTCAAATCCCAATACTCCAAACATTTATTTCTTATGTCATCAGAAACCCCTTCTTTTATATTTAATAGTAAGCCTTGTTCAAAAGTATGTTCATCATAGTCTACATCATTTAGCTTCATATATTTCTCCTTGTACTTTAAGTTCTTTGGGTTTATTCCATACGCGGCTCTTGTTTTACTTTTGAATTTTGTGTTGCCCTTTTATTAAAGGGGTTTCTAAAGCGTCTTCCGCGCTCCATCCACTTCTGAATATTCTTTTTGATAGTGTAGATGGGTTAATGTTAAACATTTCAGCAAATTCTATTAATAATTTAGTTTCGTTTTTGTATGTTATATATCTACTTGATCTCATATTTCGTTGATTTTCAATTCTGGATGACCATACACAATTACCTTTATAATATCCTTTTTCGTTATCTATTCTATTTATTTGCGCTCCTTTATATGGCTTTTCCTTCATATCTTCCATAAATTTTGTAAAATCCTTCCATTCTTCACATACTGTTATACCACGTCCTCCATAATCATCATATCTTTTATCATTTGTATTTGTACACCTATAAATCATAGATGCCCAGCTCTTATATTCCGATGTATTTGATTTTCCGTGAGTTGTATTATTTTTTCTGGAAATTTCGCGCATCAAGCATCCACAACTAAGAGTTTCGTTATTTCTTATATGGTCTTTACGGACTTCTTTTATTGTGCCACAATCGCATCTAACAACATAATAATTCTTTTTGTTTTCCGAATTTCCTAATATTGTTAACCTACTTTTCATTCTTTCTCCTTATGTTCTTTAAGTTCAATGTCAAGTTGTTTTTTGCAACATTGCCGGATAATTTCAGAGTTACTTACATTTTTTAGATAGGCCGCTTTACGAATCATTTCATAAAGTTCTTTAGATAACTGGGCAGTCACTGTTATATTTTTCATTAGTTCCTCCGTATACAATAAATTAAACATTTATTGGCTTATTGTCAAGTATTTTATATTCTATTTTTAAAAAATTTATCCAATTAAATGTTTATCATTTTCCCATTCAGTATTTAATATTTTAATTAATTCTTTTAAAGTATTTGCTATATATAAATATCCATTGTGAATGCAACACCAAACTTCCTTTTGACTAATTACTCCTGCTTTTTCTTTATATATTTTCATTTTTTATTTTTCCTCATTAGGTTTCTATATATTTGTTTGTATTTCAAGATTTCTTTATTAGATTCGCTATATTGATTTTTGTATTTGCTATAACATATTTGCATGGCTTTATCTTTTGCATCTTTTTCGGATTCAGCGGAAATATTTAATTTAATTATGCCCTGTTGTAATCCGGTATCTACTTCAACTTCGAATTCCATTTTTAATGTCTCCTTCTATCATGTTTTTTAAGCAATTCTATTTTTTTATTTAATTTTACCCAACATTTTTCGCAAAAGACAGGTCGCCATTCTAAAGCAAGTCTAATTGTTTTTTTGCCATCATAACATAATCTTTTGCCGCATTCCCCACATGTTAAATAATCTACCCCAGCCATTTTTATCCCCTTAATTACATCCCGGTTATAAAATCTTCCAGTTCCCAATCATCAATTTCAAATTCCCGGTAATCATCATAATAAGGAATTGAATTATCATATTCTTCAAATTCATCTTCCGTGATTATTGTTCCGTCTGCGTATTCCCTTACTCTCATTTTATATCAATCCTTTTAATTTATCGTATGTGGGTTTAAATTTTGTACTTAATTTTGTGCCATTGATACAGTCTATTATTTTTAAGGCTATATAATATGTGGTGCAGTTTTCATAGTGGGTATCATATACAGGGAAATACTCTTGTGCATAACATCCTTTTTCCATGGTTTCTTGGAAAACAATTTCAGGAAGCCATTTGTTTTCCATCCAATCTAACGGGGTTATTTCAATTAATTCTCTCGGAGATGGTGAAACTATTACACTATCGTGCCAATTATCAGCCCATACTGTAATTTTGTCTAAAATTTCACCATCAAGTGTAATTTCAATTTGTGTTCCATAATATTTTCCATCTAAGTTTTTTAATTTAGCCAGCATTTTTATTTTCCTTTAATTAATTATTTATATTTGCTATACCAATAGCCTGCTACTGTATGCGTTCTTTCATTACATTCTTTCGGATATTTTATTTTTTGTATTAATTCGGCCACGATATTTTCAGTTTCTTCTTTGTCATAACCAAAAACAAAATCATCGTTATTATTATGCCTGTATTGCCTAAGCGCGGGTTCTAATATTTTCAATTTTTATTTTCCTTTAAGTATTTTTCTTAGTTCTTCCATATTGTTTCCCGCATATTCATTTTTTGTCCGTCGTTCCGGATCAGTTTCCTTTATTATATTCCTTAACTTATGCATATAATCCATCGTTTCTATTTCCTTATGTACATTAGATAATCTGTTATGAAGCCAAATTAAAAAATCTCTGTCCTTCATTTTTGCCCCCGCACTTAAAGTTCATAGGTTGTATTCCTCATAGTTGGGGTTTATTTTTCTTATCCAGAAGCATGATCATATGCTGTGATAAGTTTATTGGCCAGCCGCAAAATTTCTTCAAGTTCCGGCAGATCAAGTTTAATAGTTTGTGCTCCTTCATCAGGGAATTGTTCCAGGATAATATATCCCCCACAGGCTTCATCGTCAATTGAAATGTGCGTAATACATTCCCCAAAAAGGGGATTTTCGTTTTCAGCAAATACTGAATATTTTAAGGGTATGGTATTCATTTTATTCTCCTTTAATTGATGCTTCTAATCTATCTTGAATAGCTCTGTGATTTGTAATTTTTGTCCATAAATCCAAATCTTCATCAGTCCATTCATTTATTTTTATTTCATAACTTAAATTATTAAATGTTGTCCAAAGTTGTCTAATCAATACATCTCTTTCATATAACAATTTTTCAACAGCTAAGTTTGGCATGTCATTTTTGTTTTTGGTATTCATTTTTTGTAAACCCTCCTATCATTTTTAATTATGTATTCCCGGCAGACAGTGCCTTTGCAAAGGCTGCATTTGACATATTCTGATTTTTTACCTGTCCCATTACAATTCCTGCAAATTTCTTTTGGCATTTTTTGTCCCCCTTTCTTTTATAATACATTCGGCCAAAGCATCCCGTTCCCCCTTCCACCAACCATTTTCTATCACATTTTTATCTGCTTCCAACCTATTTAAAAGATTTATAGAGGTTTTTAATAAGTCTGACATAATATATCATCTCTTTTTGTTATTGTTTAAATGCACCATACATTATTATAATAATTATGTCAATAGATTTTTAAAATAAAAAAAGCTGTCAAAAACACTTGACAGCTTTTACCCCAGATACTATTATATAACTATAAGTTAATTATTCCTGAAAGTTATTGAAGAATTTTTTTATTTCCTTTTTTGGTTCTTATCGTAGCTTTCTTCCTCCTGCCCCCTATAGGATTTTTCATCCTTTTTTACCTATAGGGGGTTTTAATTATTCAAATTGTTTTTTTAATTCTTCGAACTGGTCTTTCAGATAATCAAATTCCGTATCTTGGAATTTTTCTGCAATATTAGTCACGGCATGTTTAATTTCCGCGATTTTGTCTGAATCTTTCAGCCAGCCCCTTTTTGACAATTCTAAAACCATAGTTGCAGGGTAATCTGCCCATGGTTCATCAAACAGCGGAGCGTCTAATTCTAATACCCTATTCATCACTTTAATTGATTGGTTGATAGATAGGCTCCCGGCCCTCGCAAACTTGCCTATAGCATCTATAGCTTCTTGCCCTTGGATAAGTTTTGGGCCTATTGTTCGCAGCCGCCAATTAATTGCGCCAAGATCCTGCATTAATGTAAAATTAATTAATTCGTCTTCATCATTTCTTTCAGGAGAAAAAGATTGCTGTTCCGCTATCATCTGAATATTTTGGGATGTGGACCTGGAAAATTCTTCTCCGACCCCCAAATACAACGCGGGAATTCTAAATTTGGCCCTAATACGTTTTTCTGAAGTATCTATGTAATCTTTAAACAGGATGTCATTTTGTTGGGGCAACGGTTTAAAATCAATTTTTGCCCCAGTTGCAATATCATCTATATCCCCGTCTGCCGGGGCAGCTTCCAGGATGGCAATATTATGGTAGTTTTCAACCCCTTTTCGTGAATTAAAAATATTAATTAAGTCTTCTACAGAATCAGCTGTCAGTCTTCCCCCTGATACTAATACGGCCAAGGGAGGGATGCCTTGATCAGAAAAAAGATTATAATTGATGTAATCTGCATCTCGCACTCCGAGTACAGTAGATGAAATTCCTACCCATTTTGGTATTCCGTAAGTATCATTGCCTTGTTTAAAATGAATTACTTCGGAAGCTTCTTGCTGAATTTCTTCGTCCGGGCCAAGTTCATCTTCATATTTTCCGGTAATGGCGCACATTTTTCTCGGATCACCATATTCTTTGAAAAATCTGATATCATAGATACTTGTATTAGTGACCATTGCAAATCTGCGGAATCTGCGGTAGATATTAGTTTCTGTAAGTTTGCCGTCCCGGAAAAGCCGTACGGCTGTTTTAACTTCTTCTTGTTGTTTGGCCTGAAGCCTCATGTATCTCGAATCACATCTATATAATGTGGCGATTTTACCAGAAGGATATCTTACAATTTCCATAAAAGAATTGCCTGTAATTTCATAATCGCGCCGCATTTCTTTTCTAAGTTTTGTGAAGCTTTGTTTTTCGTTGACCCGCTTGAAAAAGTTTATAAGAAATTCTCTTTCTTCGATAATTTTAGGATTATTCAGGTCTTCCATATCCCCAAGGTATTGGAATTCATGTCCAAACCCGTCTACGTTATCCACCATTACTTCCACACAGCCCCCAAGCGTACCGGAAGATTCCACTATCGAATATAATTTATTTGGTTCATACGGGGGAACAAGCAGGTTGAAAGATTCCATTGCTGCATTTGTCCACAACCCTTCTTCTGGATTCGATTGCCTGGAACCAAAAGTTAGCGCATCATTTTTGCTTTCTTGTTTTTGGATTAACCTCAATTTTGTTCTAAGGTCTTTTGTTGTAATTTCCGGCATTAAGTTCTCCTTAATATTATTAATAATAGTTTATTATAACATAATACTTTCACATTATAATGCAAGGTTATTCTTCTATGTCATATCCTTTTGCTAAATTTTCTTCATTAATAGTTGTTTCTGTTATAAATGGTACAATAGGTTTAACTCCAAATAATTCTTCAATTGAGGCATGTTCCATATTTCTTTTAAGTTTTGGCAGCACTTCTTCAAGATAATCCTTATGCAGAATCACATCTCAATTCATAATTTCCGCACCCAGGTATTTTATGTGCTTGAATATGGCAAATTTTACACAATGTTATACAATTATCGATATCAGCAGATTCTATAGGATTATTTATTACTGGGTCTATGTGATGGCAATGTAAGGGATATTTGCCATGTTCTTTATTCATGCCGCACTTTTGGCATGTGTAATTGTCTCGGTTTAACACTAATTGCCGAAGTTCTGGTTGCACTTCCCTTGTATATTGGTTTTTTGATAAATACGTCATTTTATTAAAAACAGGGCAGGCCTTCTTACAATTATCGGAACAATATAACTGATTACCTCCATTCACATTTTCTATGGCATATATTCTATTATGCAAAGCATTTCTTCCTGGCGCAAACCACGCTCCGCAGTACGCACATTTACATAATAGAACACCGTTAGTTCCTTCTTCTATTTCTTCATATAGTTCTATTTTATTTCGCGTTACAGAATTTTCGTTGAATTGTATTGGGGATTTTTCTTTTTTTGAACGTCTTTCTTTATTGTTAATGCACCATTCCCTATTTTTTAATTGTTTCTTATCTTTGTTGCGTTCATACCACGAAGCATTTGTTTTGTTATCACATTGTTTACAATAACTACGTAAACCATCTGTAGTTAAAGGACTCTTGTAAAATTCACTATTATCCTTAATTAAACCACATTTTCTACATTTTTTACACACAGTAGTTTTTTTTGGCAATAGTTTTCGTTCTTGGTTGTAAGCTACTTTACATGCCTTACACCAAGGGAATAAATTATCAGCAGAAGCAGTTTGTTTAGCAAATTCTGTGATAGGTTTTGTTTTGTTGCATTTTTTGCATAATTTATATTTCATAATTTTTCATTTCCGCTAAAGTTTGCCCGATTTCCGCTTCAATTGTCAAAGGAACTTTCATTTTAAAACCGAATTCTGAATCAGGTACTGTTTCCATATATTCTTTGACTATTTTTAAATAATAGTCATACTTACCGTCAGCACAACTCCAAATCAAGGCATCATGAATAAAGAGGACTATTTTAAATTCATCCTTATTCACTCGTTCATCTTTTATGATCCTGTGGCCAGATAATAATGTCATATCCGAAGACGGGCCTTGGATCATAGAGTTTAACCCGGTTCTTTCTGTTGCCGCAGCAGTGCCATCGTTTTCTGAATACACATTTGGCAAAGATTGTTTTCTTCCAAATATAGTTCTAAGATACCCATTCTTTCTTAGAAAAGCCAAGTCTTTTTCGTGCCAATTTTTTATTCCCCTGTGTTCTGAAAAATATTTATCGTACATTTCTTGAGCTTGTTTCTTTGTGTATATTACTCCATACTCTTGTTTCGCGTATTTTACAAGACTATGCGGAGAAATAAGATAGATAAGCCCAAAGTTAATGGGTTTGGTATGCTGTCTCAATTCCTTCAATTCTTCTTCGGTCTTAAACACGTAATTTTCAGGAAGATGCTTCATACTAAGTCCTACCATTTTATGAGGATCTTTGCCTTCCTTAAAAATTCTTGTCATTTTTTCGTCACCTGAAACTTGGGCCACCCAAGCTAACTCGGATGCTTTATAATCATTTTCTATTAGACTTTGCCCTTCATCTGCTATAAATAATTGTCGAATAAGTTTAGCTAATTTACCTCTCTTGGGCTGATTTTGAAGGTTCGGGTTCCTAAATCCGGTTCGGCCAGAACTTGTAAATGTAAGGGATGCGGAAGGATGCAACCGGCTTTCTTTTGTAGCATATTTTTCTATGTTTTTGATAAAATTGCCAAGAAGCTGTTTTCTTTCAGACCAATTTATATATAATTGAACAAATTCCTTTGCTTTTTTTGGATACTTTCCATCCAGAATTGTCTTTAACACTTGCTTCTTATCTGTACTTGGCACCCCTGATTTTGCTGATATAATAACAGGTTCAAGATTAAATCCATAACTATGATGTTCTGCCTCTGTTTGATTCTTTCTGAATTTAGTATCCGTCCATTCAAATAAACTTTCTTGCATAATGATGGTACGAGTTAATTTGAAGTTGTCTTTATGTCTTTCATATACATCTGGAGGACATTTTTCTTTAAATTCTACCAAAATATCTTCCATTTCTTCTTTCAGTTTTTGCCTAATGGCAGGAATCTTGGTCAGATCTACTCTAATGCCGTTCCGTTCCATTTCAAAAAGAAGTTCGTTTTCAATGGGTTGTGTGAATTTTACAAAATAGTTTAGGGATTTTTGGTCTTTAATAATCTCCTTTTTTAGTTCCTGCGTGACAAGTAACGTCATAACAGGATCGAGGGAAGAATATTTTATGAACTTTTCCCTGTTGTTTTTTAGAAGACCGAGCATATCAGTTTTTTCCACATCTGTAACCTCCC